TATGGCTCACCTCAATGGGTATCTGCACCATGGCTTTCAACCTTAATGGTTTTAACTTTAATCAGTCCATCGTTGACGCAAACGGCAAAGTCGTTCCAACTTGGGCTGACGTTGTGAACAGAGCCAACCTTGGCTTTGAAGTTATGCACGAGCGTAACGCACACAACTTCCCACTAGACCTAGCATCAGCTGAGTCTACATCCATTGCCTTAACAGCACCAGCTGTAGGCTAAATGCAGATAGTTGATAGCTTTATTTCTAATGATGAAGCATTAATTATTAAAGATTACATACTTAAAAACGAACAGAGAGTGAAGAAGCTAGGTCCTGATACTTACTCAGGTACTTCAGCTGATTCTCTTACTGGTCGTTTTAACGTATATAACTGGCTAACTAATGACACCATTGGTCCAATACTTACACCTAAGCTAAGTAACTTATTTCCTAAAAAATGGATAAGACTGTGGTCAAACATCTTTAGACAAGATGAGGGTATTGAGAAACATTGGCATGGCTACGCAAGAAATAAGTCTGGAAATTTGTTTATTTCTGGACCGAATGACAGCACAACATGCTATGAGATTATAGGACCTATAAGAAATAAAGTAGGAACTTTAGTATATTTTGATGCTAATAAAGCTCATTGGGTAGAACCTAATAAATCTGAAACACCACGGATTAGTATGGCATTTGATATTTTAGAATGTCGTTCCCGTATGTTTATTCAGTTAAACTAATAGCCACGTCCGTTCATCCATTTTTTATGGACGCATGAAAACCTAGGCATGGAACGGGGCTTAGGTATATGGGAGATTACAATGCAAGTAACTTACGTATATCGTGGCATTACTTACACAAAATTTGTGAAGTAACAACAGCACGGGGAGCACCTCAGAGTCGGACTCCCCTGCCATTGGCATTTGCCCTCTACGGAGGATACCTTATGCCGTCTAGACGGTAGGGATAGACCTACAAAAAATCTCGAGAAAAAAATTTAGTACTAAGCAATATCAATCTTTATAACCCATATCAATGGCACAACAAAACAGTACCCTGACTACAAGTCTAACACGTCCGGGTCAATCGAATAGTGCAGGCGACGCCAGAGCACTTTATTTAAAGTTGTTCTCCGGGGAAATGTTCAAAGGATTTCAGCGTAACACAATCGCTAGAGACCTTGTAATGAAAAGAACACTTACTAACGGTAAGAGTCTTCAGTTCATTTTCACCGGTAGAACCACAGCCGAGTACCATACACCCGGCAACAGCATACTAGGTAACGGTGACGGTGCACCTCCAGTAGCTGAAAAAACTATAACATGCGACGACCTATTAATCAGTTCTGCGTTTGTTTATGAGCTAGATGAAACACTAGCACACTATGATCTACGTGGTGAAATATCCAAGAAGATCGGATACGCTCTTGCTGAGAAGTACGACAGAAAGATCTTCAGAGCTATCACTAAGGCAGCTAGACAAGCTAGCCCAATCACAAAGTCTAACTTTGTTGAGCCCGGTGGAACACAGATCCGTGTAGGTACAAACGCACAGGCATCTGACGCATACAACGCTACATTCCTTGTAAACGCTTTCTACGATGCAGCTGCTGCACTAGATGAGAAAGGTGTTTCTAGCGAAGGTAGAGTTGCTGTATTGAACCCAAGACAATACTACGAACTAATTCAGGGAGTAGGTGGATCAGGTTCAGGTGCTTATCTAATCAACAGAGATGAGCAAGGTGACGCATTACAGTCAGGTAATGGCATCCTCGAAATCGCAGGCATTAGAATCTACAAGTCAATGAACATTCCTTTCTTTGGCAAGTTTGGTACTAATCTAGGTGGTTCTGCTGGTGCAACAAACCCCGGCGTAGCTGCACCTACAAACACAGGTGACTTCGTTGGAGAAGCTATAGCAGACGAAAGAGCTGGAACAGGAGCTGTTAAGACCGTTAACACATACGGTAATCTTGACAACTTTAATAACAGCTGTGGACTTATCTTCCAGAAGGAAGCTGCTGGCTGTGTTGAAGCAATCGGACCACAAGTACAGGTAACATCTGGAGACATTTCAGTTGTATACCAAGGTGACGTAATTCTAGGTAGACTTGCAATGGGAGCAGATGCACTTAACCCTGCTGCTGCTGTCGAGCTTATCGCTGGAGCTGCGGTATCTAACTCAACAACCACTTTTGAGTAATTTTTATTTTTTATACGGGGGCTTCGGCTCCCTTTTTTCTTATGGCTACCACAACTATTGAAACCGATACCGAACTATCCGCAGTTAACTCAATACTGGGAGCTATCGGACAAGCACCAATATCACAATTAAAAGATCCATCCACTGGAGTAATATCTAATAACAATCCAGAAATACAATTTATATATAATCTACTACGTGACGCAAATGTTGATACACAGGCGGAAGGCTGGCACTTCAACAGAGAACGTCATGTAACATTTAACAAAGATTCTACCACAAACAAGATAGCTATATCAGATGACATAGTTAAGATAGATTTACCAGATAACTGGAGCAGAAGACATTATAACTTTGTCAGACGTGGCGGATTCTTATATGACAAGATTACACATACTGATGTCTTTACTGACATGGCTGACTCAATCGAGTTAGACGTTATTAGATTATATAACTATGAAGATCTACCTCCTGTATTTAAAAGATACATAACTTACAGAGCATCAAGAATGGCAGCTACACAGCTTGTAGCTAACCCACAGCTTGTACAGTTACTAGGCTCACAAGAAGCGTTAAGCCGTGCGAGTCTTATGGAGTACGAATGTAACCAAGGTAATCATAGTATGTTTGGATTTGAAGATGATACAGCATACACAACTTATCAACCATGGAGAAACCTTAGAAGATAATGGCAGGCATTACACAAACTATCCCTAGCTTTATTCAAGGGATTTCAGAACAAGCAGATCACTTAAAATTCCAAGGGCAAGTTAGAGATGTGGTAAATGCAATCCCTGATGCAACCTTTGGTTTATATAAAAGACCGGGCAGCAAACGCATAGGCACAGCCCCCTTAACTAATGTACAAAGTGGGGGTTCTTGGTTTCATTATTTTCGTGATGAAACAGAAGGATCTTATGTAGGTCAAGTAGCAGCTGACGGTCAAGTAAGAGTCTGGCGTTGTAGTGATGGTACACAGATGACTACAGCTTACGGTACTGGTGGACAGACCACAATACAAAATTATCTAGCAACAAGTGAACCAGAAAATTTACAATTCCTTACTATCAACGACACTACCTTTGTTAGCAGTCGTGATAGTACTAATGCTAATACTCTAGTAGGTACTACAGGAACGACAGATGATAGACCAGAAGCTCACTGTGCTATGATCGAACTACTAAGAACTGAAAATGGAAGACAGTATGGTCTGAATATATTTGATTCTACATCTACTGGAAACTTAACTACAATTAAAAGAGCTACTAAAGTAAAAATTACAGGTAATAGCTATGACGAGGGAGATGGCTCAGGTCACTGCCCCGGTATAGGTACAGAGGTATATGCTGTTACAGCTGCTGGAAGTTATGGTGCTACAACTAACGTAGTACATGTAAAGAACAGTAGTGGTACAACAATAACTACAGGTAAAAATAACTTAACATTTCGTATTACAGCTTTAGGTCAGCAAGGTGTTAGCCCTAACTATAGTGCTAGCTCTAACGGACCGGGTGGTGGTAACTACAGATGTAGCTACAACATAGAGGTTGTATTACTACATGGTGGAGAAGGTTGGGATGTTGGTGACGTTATACGTGTAGAACCAGAACATGCAGCTACTGCTAACAGCTCTGATGGTCAAGCATATATAGAAGTTACTGTTACAGAAATTGAAACTACAACTGTTAAAGCTACACTTACTAACAATGGCGATGGTCTTATACGTCCAGCTCCTACCCCCTTTGATTCTGATACAGCCGTAACAGCTGATACTATTTTAGCGGGTATCAC